TCAGCAGGCAGTTTTCTGGTCCGCCATACAGTTGCGAGGTGATTTTCATCCCACCTGGCGCAAACCTATTGATCCCACCTATCTGAAAAAAATACGGGCTGGTAGCTGTATCAGCAAGTGGGCCGAAATAACCAATAGGGTTACCATTGTTGTCTTGACCGAAAGCTAAGCTCCGAACGGATTTAATGTCCATCGTATTAATAGGGTCCGTAATCTGACCGATAGAATTCAACTTGGGGGCAAATCCCGGCTTACCCAAGCTCTGCACATTCAGTTTGGCCGCATCGAACTGTTGCATCATTGGTGCCGTCAGAACGCGACCATTAGCCCATGGGATACCGCTTGATTGCGCGAATGCAGATGATGAGAACAGAACACCAAGAACAATGGCAAGTTTTCTCACAACTCGTCTCCTAATTCGTTCCAGCCCAAAACAAAACCTCCCAGCGTGCCATATTGATCTGGGCCGGGGCCGTATATCGTTTCACTCACATCCATGCCCGAAACATCATCAGGCATTTGCACCTCGACCGCCCACGGATAGGCGATCTGCGCATCAAGGCGCTTAAACCGTGGGTTGGTCATCGCTCACCGCCGGTTGCATGAGTGCCTGATCCTGCTCAAACTGCATCTGACCGACCTCAGCAATCGTCCGTGCCGTATCATTGTTGGCCGTCTGTCGGGACGTTTGGGCATTTGCAAGCAGCGCCTCAGTCTCGGCTTTCACATGCTCCACACGTGCCAAGGTCTCAGCAAGCGTTGCCTGAGCCTGCTGCGCTTCGATCTGCAACACTTGCTGTTTGTGTGCGAAATCGGCCTGTGCCTTCTGCTGGTCAAGCTGCAATTTTGCCGCCTGCAACTGCATGTCTGCCTGCACCTTCTGCATCTGTGCTTGGGCTTTCTGCTGCTCAGCAGCCGCTAACTGTTGCTGCGCCTGCGCCAAGGCCGGGTCCTGCCCTTGCTGTTGGCTTTGCATTTGCTGCTGCACGATCTGCGGGGCCTGCTCGGTAAATTTCTCGATCAATCCATCAAGCTCACGACCAACACGATATGGCGCAAGCGCAAACTTGAGCAAACCGCCCGCCAATTCCGCACCAGACGGCCCAAGCTGAAGCAACTGCGCAACGCCTGACGATGCCTGAGAGAAAGCGCCAAGAAACTCATTGCGTGACTGCTTTTCTGCCACCTCGTCCGGCATGATCGTGCTATCGGTCTCAATCTCAATCGCGAATGAGCGCATCCGTTCGTCACGCAGGAATTTTACCACCTTATCAATGGTAATCGCCTGCTCAAGCTGTTGGACCTGCTGCGCAACCTGCTGATGGATCTGCATAGCGTGCTGCTGAAGGATTGCCACCGGGTTCTGTTGCGGTTGCGCCTGTTGAGGCGCGTTCTGCGGCGGCATCATTGCGCTGGCACTCCCTGCAGCTGCGGCGCTGGCGGCTGTGCCTGTGCAACTGACTGCTGCACATTCGTGCGCGCCTCAATCTCCCTGATCTGGCCGGCAATATGCGCAAGCGCTTGCTCTCCCTGTTTTTTGACCATGGTGATCTGCTTTTTGATATCAGCGTCCGTTGGCATCTTGGTCAGGCTCATTTCGAGTAGTGTTTTGGCGTCGAAATTGTCGCAAATGATCTCGCCAGCAATCGCGCAAATACCCTGCGCATGCTGCACCAAGGCATCAACTTTTTCACGAATGCGCACACTGCCGTATTGGCTTTTAAGCTGCTGCGCCCCGAGCGTTTCCTGCGCATCCGACGCGCCACGCATGATGTCGCTGATGCCTGACAGTTCGTAGAAATCACTGATAAGCTGCTGACGGGCCGTGATGAGCCCCTGTACCGTATTGGCGAACATGTCCAACGGCAGCCACTGCACCATGTCGCCATTGCCAACCAGTGATGACGCCGGGACCGGTATGAGCATCATGTCGTCATCAGCCTCGTCCAGCAGTGTCTGCACCGCTGACCCGACATCGCCACCAGATGGTATCAGCCCGCGCACACGCACTTGATCAAGCAGGCCATAGATACGGCTTGTCAGATCATTGATTTGCTCAAGCGTGCTCTCATAGCGCTTGTAGTCCGGAACGGGCACCAGAGACCGGCGCTTGAGTGTGGCGTATGCGGGCTTTGGGCACGGGAAAAAGCCTTCGATATCAAGAAAAGGCTCGGACTCATCCAAAACGGTCTCAACGCCATCCGTTACCCAATAGACGCGCTTGTCAACACGGCTCCAAACTTCCCAGACTGCCGCCTTTTCGCTGCTGTCTGACATGCCGTATTTTTCACCGCGCTTGGCAAAGGCCGCATCGGCGTATCCGCTGCTCATGCCGAACCGATCACGCATTTCCTGCTTTGTCATCCAGGCGCACCGCGCGACCCAACCTACCTCTGACCACTTGCGGGCAGGCTCATGCAGAAAGTCACGCTGCTCAAGGTGCTCGACAATGACGCGCTTTCTGTCCTCATCCTCATAACGCAGCCATGACACGCCACGTCCGGTCAGGATCAGGTCATCGCGTACGGCCTGCATCACATCGTCAATGCACGTCTTGTCCAGCGTGGTGCTCAGGACGCGCTCAAGCATTTCTGAAACCTGATCCAGAAACGGGTCACGAATGGAAAATCGTGTGCTTACGGCAGGCGCGGGCGGCCTTGCATATACCGCAGGCTTGAGGATCTCCGTGCTTGACCAAAACAGGTCAAACTCAGGGTCTGACCAGTCTGACAAACCAGACATGGAGCGGGACAGGGAGAAGATTTTGTCAATACGCTCACACTGTCCGTACCACACATCAAACGCCTTGGCCGCATCAGAAAGCGCTGCCAGCAGGACATCAGAGGATTTTGGTTCGTCAGTGTTTTCGAGCGTGTCGGCAAACTGAGGTTGCTCGTCCACGTATTACCGTCTCCGGCGCGAGATTGGTCTCAACTTGGGAGGGGTTATGCCCTCAGCCGCAAGCACGTTTTGCATGGTTGTCGCCGGGGGAGATGGTGCAGCCGCCCGAGCCTCGCGCCATGATAGCGCAAGATACCTGAAGCTGTCACTATAATGCGAAGCCCAATCGTGTTCTGGACCCATGGAATACGCTTTTTTTACATCATCCCACTTGCGCTTGTAGCTTTCGAGCGCGGAAAAGCCGGTCATTTCTGTGCTGGTATCAAAAACGCAGAGCGGAATTGTCCTACGCGCCGCATTGATCCCGTCCATCAGGCCGACATTTGGCACAAGCTGCGGGTTGAACCCCATTGCCATCATGGTTTCAATGCGTGTGCGTCCGCCAGTCCATTCCCGCGCCTTAGCATCGTGCGGGACGTAATCTATGCCCTTTGTCCAGCACTTTTCCGCATAGGTATCGCGCATGTAGGTCTCATAATAATCCAGCCCTACACCTGATTGCGAATGGCATCCCAACACAAGGATTTGAGCGCCCACAACCTGAAAGTGCCACAGGGCTGTATCGTCGCTGATGCCCAAATCCCACGATGTATGAACAGGATAACCGGGAATGGCCTCAATCTGACATAAACGGCCCTCATTGCGAACGGCAGACAGTTCGCGCGCATAAAACGCACCTAGAATTGCTGCTGTCCATGAGCAGAGATACTCCTGCTCGAACTGGGCCTGCCCGATATCCTCGCCATAGATCGAAACATACTCGGCCAATGCTTCAGACGCCTGCTCTGTGGTTAGCGCGCCCGTGTCATTAATTGTCAGCCTTTGCGCAAACCATTCCTCCGACCGCTCTGCGTGCTGGAACATTGTGTAGGCGTGGTTCTTTCCCCGAGGTGTCGTAATGAACGCGGCCCACCCGTCATTCTCTTGCAGCATAGGCCGGATGTAGCCCCACGCAGACGGGTTGCAGAGCGCCCACTCAGAAAACGTCACACCAGCTACACCGGCACCCACAAGGCTGTTATAGCGGTCAGAGCCAACAAGCTGCCAGGTGCTGCCGCTTTTCAGGCGGATGAACATTTCCTGCTCGTTTGTGCTATCGCGCAGTTCATGCGGCATCGCCTCATCTACGCGCCGCTTTCCTGTGTGTGGATTTACCGCTGTCCATAGGGCCTTTCGGGCCTGAGCATATTCAGGTAGGCAATGCCAGTACGAACCAACACGTGTAAAAGCAGCGTTCGCAGTGGTGCGAAGTAGTAGATCGTCCTTACCCGCGCGCCGATGCCACACACCAAAGAACCGCTTTCCTCCCGTTGTCAGGTAATTCCACGCGGCCCGTTGATAATCACGGGGTGACCATCCGCCAGCAGGGAGTTCTATCTCCGCCATGCCGCCATGTATTTCGGGATCAGTATTTTGGCACTGAGGGCGCAGAGCATTACACCGCCGACATCATACCAACCCGGCGTCTCGCACGTAGCCAGAGCGCATATCAGACACCACGCGAGTGTGATTGGGTGTAGGGCTTTTGTCAGCATTTGTCGCCGTTTTTGATGATAACGGTCAGGCCGCCCTTGGTTTCATCATCCAAGCCAAACTGCTGCGGAAACAGCCTCACAACACCATTGAAATAAACTTCCGGCTTCTGAAGGCGAACGGACTCAATAGCCTTCACGCCATGCTTCTGGAAGTCTTCGTGGAGCGCTTTCAAAAAGCCTTCGCACAGGCGAGAGCGTGCACCTTTTGGGCGGCCAGCAGGATTGGCAACCTGACCCTTTACAAAAGGCTTCCCCGGACCACGCTTTGGCTTTTCTTGTGCATTATCATCTGCCAGCTTTCGAGGCACGACTAATCCAACCCTCCAACCATTATCTGCACGCACCTGCGCTCAGGTCTCGCCTTTCTGTATGTTGTGTTGCCGCCTATGTGAAACCCGCCACACTCGATGCATGGATACGCCTCAAACGGCTCTTTCTCCCGTTGCCTCATGCGCTTGGCGCGGGCACTTGCTTGTGTCCGCGTCTCAAACCGCAGCTTACCTAGACAATGGCGGGAACGTGTCATTCGGAAACAGAATCACACTCCCCGCAAAAAGTACAGGGAAATCTCGTACTTCCTGCGGGTTTCTTGATGTTTAAAGCTACTTGATCGTTAGCAATTCTGCATCGGGGTCCATATCATCCCAGACTTGCGAAATAGCCATTGCGGCATTCCGAAGAAACTCTCTCCTTTGAGGCTTTGGATGTCCAACTTCTGGAAATGCTTGAGCGCTGTTAATGATTGCTCTGGCTACATCGGCATCACTCATTCTCTCGCGCTTCCCCCTCAACCGTATCGTTATATCTGAGTTCTTCCCATGAAATATCTCAGCTAGCCTTACGATACCTTTATGCGTCACCTTGAAATCCTCTGAAACGCAGGTTTCTCCTGTGCGTTTGTCAGTATAGATACGCTCAACAAGGCGACAATACTTGTTTGTCAGACCGTAATGCGCTGGCCTAATCTTACGACCTTCCTTGCATACCCATTTACGGGCGAACATTTCTTCCTTCACGCGATTCATGCCAACCTCAACGACGCGGCCAGTGTCACGGATGCCCAGATCACCCTTTGCTTCCGAGATGGCGGTGAGGGCTGCGACCTTTGGTTGCGCTGCATCCAGTTCGGCTTGCTGTAACTTTTCGCGCTCCTGCGACACCTCGAGCTGCTGCGCCAGACGCCCCGCTTCAAGGAGGGCTTCGGCGTAGGTCTTGGGTAGGGAGGGGGATGTGGGTTTCTGTGCGCTTTCCAGTTCAAGCCAGCGATCCACAACCTTCTTGCGCTGGCGGGCATCGTAGCCAGTGATCAGAGTGATGGTGTGGCTGTGGTCGAGGTGGATAATCTTAATGAAACCGCGCTGGTCTTTTTCTACCATAACCCCTTGAATTTGTTCATTCCCCAAATCTGGGGAATGCCCGATAACCTGCTCCAACATCGATTTGATGTCACGGATAACATGGTCATGACGCTTTCCCGTCAGTTCAGCAATTTCCTTGCTGGACATCATAGGGCTGGAATTTGGTGCGGTAGATGTGATAATAGTATTCATATCAGTGTTTACCTTTCACTGTTCAGAGGCATCGGGGCGGTTTGGCGATTGACCCGGTGCCTTTTTTGTTTCCAAATTTTTCCGAAAAATAGAACATGCTTCACGGTTTATGCTGCGGTCATTTTGCGCGGCCTGCACCCTCAAGGCGTGGTATAAGTCTGCATCCATTCGGATGTTTATTGATCGTGATTGCTTCATCTTTTCCTCATGTCCATTGGACACACCCTTATCGCATCTGTGTCCAATGGACGCAAGTGGAAAAAAATCTTCCCTCGTGCTAGGGTGCCGTTATGGCTGATGAAAAGCGCTCAACGATCAATATTAGGCTTGGCGAGTCTCTCTTGCAGATAATGAGAGAGGAAGCGGCGAGGCATGCTCGGTCGATGAACGCCGAGATAGTACGCCGACTTGAGGCATCTCTACCTTCAAGTCGTATACCATGCATCCCAGAAACTGCCGATATTACAGCAGAAGAGCGTGCTCTTCTCCGCATGTGGCGGACCTTGGGATCAGAAGAAAAGCGCTCTGTCTCGGTCCTTTTGAGGGCGGCAACATCATCTAAATCTGATTAATCCCGGCCCCCTGCCACCAATCTTCTTCGAGCGGCAACACCTCCTCATCCGTCAACCCCGGCTCGCTCTCGTGTAGCGGGACCGGGTGCGGCGTGACAGGCGCGCGTAGGCCACTGCCGGTGGGCCATTCGTTCCAGTCTATGGTGTCACCTCTGCTATTCTCACACATACCCCTAAAATCCCCTACGTTGCCCGCTGAGTGCGGTCTGGTTGTTTTCTGTAACCGATTACCACGCTGGGCTTCTCTCACCCTCTGTGACGTCCCTGAACCATGTTCCGGGGCCATCGTAGAGCGCAGGAACAATTCCCGTTGTGCCGCCGCGATTTTTCAGCACGATGAGTTCGGCCTTCCCGCGCACATCTTGCAGCATGGCCGTCAATTCATCGGCCCGCTTCATGTAGGCAGCGTCTGTCTCATTCGAATTTCGAACGGGTCGGCCATCTGGCCCCATCTTTAGCCGGATCGACATTTCCTCGCGGTAAATCCCAATTACGCACCGGGCATCCTGTTCGATTGCGCCGCTCTCTCGGATATCTGAGAGTGTTGGTCGGCGATCATCGCGCTTTTCATTCTCGCGGTTGAGCTGGGTCAGGACGATAACCGGGATATCCAGTTCTCTCGCCAGCTTTGCCAGATCGCCGCTGATTTCAGTGACAATCTCAACGCGGCGGCCAGAACGCTGGACACTCGCGCTTGCGCTCATCAGGCCGATGTAATCTGCGACCAGAAATTTCAAACCAGCGGATTGCCTCTTCATCCGCCGTGCTCGAGCAGCAAGTTGCGCAACGGTTATTCCTTCCCGGTCATCAATTTCCACCGGGATATTCCGAAGATCTTGGGCGGCCTTAATAACCTTGTCCATTTTATCGGCTGAAATTCGATGATAGTCCCCATTGTGGTCCCGCCACATGCCCGTGATAACTTCGTCAAACGGGATATGAAGTTTCGCGGCGATAGCACGCGCCATAAGCTCTTCAGCTTTCATTTCCCCGGACCACACAAGCCCCCGCCCTTCGTTCTTCGCCATGCGGGTGGCTAACGTCAGGCCCAAAGCAGACTTCCCCGCCCCCGGCCTTGCCGCGACGACATACATCCCGCCAGGCCGAAAGCCTCGCAGCTTGATATCCAGCCCCTCTAGCCCGCACCGGAGCCCAGACATGTAGTTCCCGGATTTCCAGTTGGCTTCGGTCTCCTGCATGAGCCTCATGGCCGCGTCACCGGCGCTCACCGCAGGTCGGTCTGCATCCATCCCGTCGGCAATTCGCTCTGCCCCGGAAACAAGCTGCTGAAGAACATCCTCAGCCGTTCCGTCTGCGCGTCCGGACTCCCACTCTGCCAACTTCGCAATGCGCTGAATTTCTCTGCGCGCATGACTGTCCCGCACGGCGGAGCAATAACGGCCAAGCATCGCCCACTCGCAAACAGGGAACTGCACGACTATCCCAGCCATCAACTGCGTGTAGTCTGACCCAAGCGCCGCGATTGATGGCGCGACAGCCTCCATGCCGCAAGACCCCGAATTCCGGTGAGCGTCCGAGATGATGCCCCACACCTTCCGCAGGCTTTCCTCGGAAAACATATCAGCCGTAATGCGGGATCCGATTTCGTCAAATGCCTTCCCGTTTGCAAGGACAGCGCCGATCAAAGCTCGCTCCGCATAGCTGTTTGACGGAGTGATCGGCTGCAACGGTTCCAGATTACCCATGAGCAATCATCCCGTTGGGTTTGGCAATTTCCGGGATAGCTGGTCTTGGCCCGGAATAATCGTTCTTAGCCCACTCGATCAAGGCCGCATCATACTGGCTCAGGGCTGCCCTCATAGCCGGACCATTCTCGAAATGCTCGCGGATGAACTGCCTGAGTTTGGCATATGGCGGCAATGTGTTGCACTGCCGGTAAACGTGCTGAAGGCATTCCTGCGTGAACGCTTGCGGCGGGAACTCGGCCATGAGCGCACGAACGTATGTCTGGATCGTATCCGGTGAAACGTCCTTGCCGCCCATGGTGAGGGTGCACAGGTCGTTCACCCACCCGGTCAATTTCTCGATCTGGTTCGGGCTCATTGCATCGTCCCCCATTCCGGCAATGGAGCGGGGATGAAGCTCCCTGCACGATCACGGATGATCTCGGATACGCTGCGGGCTCCGATGTCCCGATCGTTCCAACGCTCGCCGTTCAGCCATGTGGCTGGGTAGGGAATAAATTTTGGATTACGGGACCACCGCGTCTCGGCAACTGCGCGGATGATCTCGGCTGCTGGGGTTTTGCGAATGGCTGTGCCCCACGCTTTGAGGGCATGACCCTTCGAGACCTTGCGAGGGTAGGCGTCCCAGAACGCATCGAAGCTATCGGGCTGAATGATTTTTGGTTCAGCTTTCTGGACAAGCTCATTTTCGGCCGTAGGGGGATTAAGGGGGTATATAGGTTCTATTGATAGGTTCATTGATAGGTTCGTGTGCACGTCAGTCACTACCCTTGTGCCTGTGTGGCACCCCCCTTGTGACTCACAGTCACTGGGGTAGGACTCACAGTCACTACCAAAGTGCACGTCAGTCACTGGGGTAGGACTCACAGTCACTACCTTTTCGTTAATATTGAGCGTGAAAATATTCGAAATTTGGGCACCATTTTGGGCCCTCCCCTTCCGTGAAATCAGCCCTGATTTTTCCAGATCGGAGCAATAGCGGCACACTGCTCTGCGTGACAGTCCGCTTTCCTGGGCTAGCGTCTGAAGGCTCGGATGGCACTCATTCGACTTACCATCTGCATGGTGCGCCAGCATCATCAGGACCATCTTCGGCCCACATTTCAGATCCTGTTTGGCGGCCCATGCCATTGCTTGAAAGCTCATTAGATTAGCCCTCTTGACACCTTCTGGCAAAAACGGACGTATTCCAGAACCTTGCGCTCATGCTCGTAAAGTTCATCCATTTCATGCTCTGAAAAGCCGTGATTTAGAAAATCATCAAGGGCAGCAAATAGCTCCTTGCGTGCGGCAATAACCCTATCCCGGAGTGGAACCATACGTTCATAATCTTGCGTATTCCAGTTTATCCGGCGTTCTGATAAAGCTTGGTCAGCCATGCCTTGAGTTCCTTTCAAGCATTGGTCAGAAGGCCGCGAGGTGCTCCAACACCAGCGGCCTTCGCCATATTAGCAGGGTTGCGGGGCGTTGGGTACTCCACAGGGGTGGGAAAACTGCTGATAATCACGGCAAAATCTCCGTAATCGTCACCACAGTTTTCTGATCACAAAGGCGGCTTTTGACGGCCCGAATGTCGAACGTGGCATAGTCAGGCCCATCATCGACGATGAAGCCCAGGCCACGCTTGTTCCGCACTCTCTGACGTGCTCCGGACTTGCGGACGTTCAGCAGCCGGGGTGTGGTGAGTGTGTCGATCAGGAACTTTGCACCGCCTACCACGCCGTCATGGTCTGGGGTGCCACAGGAATGCCGCTCAATCGTCACATGAGCCTTCTGGAAGGGCTCTGGGATACGCAGCTGCATAGTGGCATCTAAAACGGCACGGGCCATCTTCTGACGCATGCCAGTCAAAGCCCAGCGGCTTTGGCCGATACTATGGTTCAAAAGCGGATACGGATTTGGCAGTTCGAAGCGGATTGTTCTCATGCCTCGACCCTCTCAAAATACTCAACGTGCCGTAATCCAATGATCGCCAGCATAGATTTTGGGATGGGCCGACGAGAGCACAGGACATCAGAAACGTCCTGCTCTCGGATACCATGTGCCTTTGCAAAATTACGCTGACTGCCGTATTCTTTTATCTTCTCACGCAGAATACGGAATGCATCCAGACGGTCTAAGCGATCAGTCATTCCCCACACTCCCGCGCCAAAGCATCAGCCTGCGCCTGCAATTTATCAGCCTTGGCGTTCAGCCATTGTGCGAGTTCTCGGAAATAGAACGCTCGGTTGAGCGCACGACAGGCACGCCAGCGGGTGACGCGGATGTGCCATTGGAGGAATAGTCTCCCCATTTGCGATCCCATTCTTCAGTTCTGGCGCGATACAGGACGGCCTGATGTTCGGCCCGTGCCCGCATCTGCTCCAGATGATTACGGTAAAGCCGTTCCAAACTCAGGAAGATGTGCGCCGGGATGACGCTCCACTCCCTATAGAACAGCCGCTTGATCTGTCCGTCCGTCAGCCCGGTCTTGCGGGCGATAGACGCGAAGGCTTGCTTGAGGCCAGACCGTGAGCCGGAGGCCTCCACGATTTCATGCAGTTGCATCTGGACCTGCTGCGCGATTGCTTCAGGCGTCATCTCGCGACCCCTTTCTGCTCTCACGGATAAAAATTCTCTCTCCACGGAATTTGCCTCTGCCATTTTCACGATTGTTGAGGTCGTGAACTGGAGAAACGATGGAGAAGGAGACTGAATATGGCGCACTGGAGGTTGGTGGCGAGTATGTCACCAACCCGTTTTCACCCTTGGATACTGCTGACACAGCCGCCAGTAACTTGCACCCAGCCTCACCATTCCTGGCCATCTCACTGATCAGGACGGCGCGGCTGTGGTCACGTCTGCACCCGTGGGCAACCGTGGGGCAACGCATCGCGCTGACCCAAGAGATAGCCCGGGAGTTAGGGGTGGACGTGGGGTGCATCGGGTGATGTCAGGCCACTGCCTCATGCTTGCGGACAAATATCTGCGTCACGCCGCCATGCGTGGCTACGATTACATCATCGCTACCAGCCGCCAGTTGCAACAGATAATCTGGTGCCTTTGCCTGCATGCCGAAGCGCGCCCATTCACGCGCGTATGTGGGCTTGCTGTAGGCAATCTTGAACATGGGCGGGACCGTGATTTTCTTGGACGTGATCATCGATTCACACCCCGCCAGCGTTCGAGCCCACGCCACATAGCGTTGGCTGCGATAGCGTTGCGCTCATCTTGGGATAGGTCCGCGATGTTTACCGGCTTGGGTTTGGTGGGCTCAGGCTTCTGTGTGCTCCCAACCAGCTTTATGGCGTCCCGGTAATATTTGTTGGTCGTGAGGGAGGCTTCAGTGATGCCAGCACGCTTCGCCATCTCCTCTTGGGACAGGCCAGCCTTGATGCAGTCCACAATGATAGAGAGTGTTTCATGCCTCGTCCTGAACGGTTTCGCGGAGAGAGTCTGCCCGCGCCTGCGAAATGCGTCTTCCAAAGTTTTGAGGTTAACACCAAGCCGCTCTGCGACGTCCTTGCGCGCCACGCCATCCCTAGAAAGTTCCTTGGCCTTCTTGAGAACAGCATCCGTTATAACCAGCGCCGATCCGTGCCGGTACTGGCCCGGTGGAACGGAACGCTTGATGTACTCGCGCAGTGTATGCGGCCGGCACCCATACTTCCTAGAAAGCGCCTCGCATGTCGCCCCGGCAAGATACTCCCTCACCATGAGAGCGCGCTGCTCGTCTGTAAGGCTAGCCAGCTTGTTGGGGTATCCCATCACGCACCCCCTTCCGTGACAGAGCCGCCAGCAGGAACTACCGTTTCAGCGCGTGAGGGAGTCGCAACCTCCCCCGCGCTTTCACCATCTTGCACAGAGGATGAAGCCGATGAGTTCAGATCAAACGACAATGACAGCAGAACTTCTGTCCGTATCTCGTCAAGCCGAAGGCCTTTTGCCCGGCAATGTAGAGATTTCGCTGTATATTGAAGCCAATCGTGCAGGGCTTCCTTGGTCAGCAAATCTGAAAGCGCAGATCCCTGAAAAACTTCTTGAAGCTTACCTTCAAGGCGGGTTGCAGAAAGTGTCGCCAATGCTTCTTCACTTGCTATCCGTAACGTATCAGGATGCAGAGGCCGGACAGAATTTTCGGGGTCGATAATTATAGCGCCGCACGAAAGGGCATGAGCGTATACATCCCGGATGCGCACCTCAGGCGAGCGCGCTGCTCGCTGAGGATTTAGCTCAGATATTGTCTGGAAAATGAAATTATTATCCATCACGCGCGCTCCTGGGCTGGGGTGCGTTCGTTCTGATCCGGAAAGAAATCGGACGGCATGACGCGCTTGTGAGTTTTTGTCATGACAAGCCTCATTGCCTTCGGAGATGGCGTTGTCGTGCCATCAATCCAACGAAGGACGGTTGTGTGTGATTTCCCTATGGAGCGAGCAAATTCACTCACCCGCATATCATTTCGTTTGAGCCACTCTTTAAGTTCCATGGGTGTATTGTGCACTAGGTGCACCGTGCGCGTCAAGCACAATGTGCATGAACAAATCTGGAATATGTGCATAAGAGAGGGAATTCTGTGGGTATGGAAGAAGATACCTTAAAGATGCATACCTACCTCAAGGCTTGGCGCAAGCATAAGAGCTTGTCACAAGAACATTTAGGGAACATACTCAACGTCGCACACACGACTATTGGGCGATGGGAAAAAGGCACGGTGCCGCTAACAACCGCAGATTTGGAACGATTAGCGGAGACTTACGGTATAAGCGTAAGGCAGCTACTAATGCCCCCTGAAGCAGCAGAACTCGTAGCTAATCTTGAGCGCGCGCAAAGGGTTATGGACAGCATGGACTCGGCAGATATAGAGAACTGGCTGTCACTTGGAGAAAAGGCGTCCGGCATCCGTTAAAAATATTTGTGCACCAAGTGCATATTTTTATCTTGACTAAATATGCACCGGATGCACAATATACCCCATCACCACGGAGATGGGAAATGAACACACAGGTCGAGCAGACGGCTGCTCCCGCGCCACGCTGGCGCGACATCCTCGAATACACGGCAATCTGGGCTCTCTACACGCTCGCTGACGGCGTGGAGATCGTGTGCAGCTTCCTCAATACATGGTGGGCTGCTTACGCGCGCGCTGTGTTTGTCACGGTTCTCGCTGGACTAGGTCTCGCGCAGTGGGAATGGTTCATGGTCCGGTTCTGCTTGGCCTGTGCTTGGCTTGTGGAGGCTGCGTGATGGGTGAAGCTAAGTTCACTCCGGGGCCTTGGGTTGCAGTCTATCGCGGCGATCATGGTGGCGGAGAAGAAGGTGACGTTCACCAAAAAGAAAAATGGGATGCCGACCCTTTTGATAGCGGCTTTATGCGTGGCGAGTTTAAATGGCCTGATGCTTGCTTAATCGCCGCCGCGCCGGAGCTTTATGAGGCGCTTAAGTCGTGCCTCAACTTTATGGAAAATACCGAAAGCGAGCTTGGGTTTAGTCTTGAGTCTGCAGATCAGGCCCGCGCAGCCCTAGCCAAAGCACGTGGAGAGGCCTGATGAATAGCGAAGACAAGCTGATGGTTTTCAACTTGGCTCTGACAATCGTCAACACAGTGCTGTTTGTTCTTCTGATGTTTCCCTAATACCCCCGCGTCACCCGGTTTGCGGACCGGGCATCGTGGCCGTGTTGGCCGATTGTTTCCCAACGGGAGAATGAAAATGTCACAGACATTGGAGCGCGAAAGCGTGCGCCGTCTGGCTCCTATTCCACAGATGGAGCCGCCTGCTTCCACATATTGTAGCGCACAGGAAGAAGAAGCATGCGCGATGCAGGACGCGCTTGAGAAGTATAATGACGCCGTGAAAGCCCTTCATGCTCGCGGGATCGAGCTTTTGCAGTCCAATCAGTTTGCGAAAGAACTGCCTGCCTTTGAGGATAACGTGAAGGTTCTGGCTGATATCATGGTCGATATCACCAAGAAGGACATTCCCTATCTGTGGGACTTCATGTCATGACCATCAAAACATATGCCGACCTCGAGCAAGGAACTGACGAGTGGCTTTCTGCTCGCTGCGGTGTCCTTACTGCCAGCCTTATTGGAAAGCTGATTACCAAAGGCGGCAAAATAGCAAGCAATGAAACATCAGAGCGCGTTGCTCTGGACATTCTCGCACAGCGCATCAATGGCATTGGAGACGAAAACTTCCAAACCTTTGCAATGCAGCGTGGCCATGAAGACGAAATGGAAGCGAAAGTGCTTTATTCGAAGCATGTAGCGCCAGTTTCAGAAATTGGCTTTATGACCAATGATAAATGGGGCTTCACTCTCGGATACTCCCCAGACGGATTGGTAGGAAACAGCGGCTTAATCGAGTGCAAGTCGCGCTTATCCGGCCTCCAGATGGCAACGATATGCTCTCAGGCTGTCCCGGATGAATACATGGCTCAAATACAAACGGGCCTGATGGTTTCTGAGCGTGAATGGCTTGATTTTATCAGTTTCCCTGCCTTGGGAGGCGGTAAGATGATGGTTAAGCGCGTTTATCCCGACCTCGATTATCAGGCGCTGCTAATAAAAGCCGCTGAAGTATTCGAGGAACGAATAGCCCTGAGAATGGCAGAATACACAGCAGCTATAAGTAATCCTGAATTGCGCTTGATTGATACATCGCGCCGGGTTGAAGAGGAAATATTGGTATAATGGTCGATCTATCAAAAACTGTCGCGGCCAAGTCAGATCAACTAAACGCAGATGATCTAATGGGAGGACCAGTCACCATTCATGTTGAAGATGTGCGTGAGGGGAGTTCTGACCAACCGATAGCCATTTTTTATAAAGGCTGTAACGGCAAACCATTTTACCCCTGCAAAAGCATGCGCCGCGTTCTCCTTAATGTCTGGGGAAAAGATGGAAAGGCATATGCTGGGAAGTCTATGACGCTATATCGTGACCCCAAGGTGAAATTTGGCGGCATTGAGGTTGGTGGCATCCGCATTAGCCATATGTCGGGCATTGAGAAAGACACAGCCCTTGCTCTGCAAATTACAAAAGGTAGCAAGAAGCTCTACACAGTTAAGCCCTTGAAGTTGGAGCAGGCTGACCCACTGAAAGGGCTGCGTGATAGTGCTACACGGGCAATGGCAGCGATGAATAAGGCCGCTGACATTACTGCTCTAGAAAAGATTACGGGCTCTCCTGCTTACCGGGATCTTTCCGCAAACCTTGCCGCAGCAGATGCAGAAACACATCAAATTCTCACGGCCTGCGCCTCAAAAAATGCAGAGCGCCTTAATGAGGGAGAATTCGCATGACCACGAAACTCGAAATCATCGGCCCATACACGCCGGAGCATGAGGGGCCGTTTTGTTTGGATAACGAACCCTGCACTCCAGTTGAGTTAAAAATTCGTGATGGGCGAGGTGAGTATCCACTCGCGGGATATATTGGCTGTTACAATATTTTACGTCAATGGAGAGCCGATGGTGGGAATTGCACCCATGGAGACCTCATGAACGCCCGCGAAGTCCCTGTGGCGCGGGAGTTTTGGGTGAATGATTATACCACTAATGTGAAACGATTTGCTCATTCCTCTTTAGCTGTGGCCGAGAGCAACCGGCGCAGAGACGGTACTTTCATCCGCACAATCCACGTCCGCGAAGTCCTGCCGGGAGATGGCGAATGACAGATAAACCAACCGGCGTATTCGTGCGGCTGCCGTTGAGCGATGAACAGGTTTTGCGTGTTCTAGATAGCTATACAGGCGACCGCGAAGATACCAACGCCGCTATGCAAAAGACCATTCTCTCTATCGGCACGCCAGTTGATAGTTCGGTGCCTATTATGGCGCATATTCCTAGTGGCGACCTGAGAAATTTTGTATCCGAGGGGCGAAATCACAAATTGGTGACAGTTCTTAGTAAAAGCGCAAGTCCCGCTTACACCTCTCTCGTTCGGCAGTCCGACCATCTTGCTAAACTTGCCGAGCGTGACGCTGAGATTGCGCGGTTGAAAGCTGATAATGATCAGCTAAAACGCAAACTCACTCCTCAATTCTT